CCAGCAAAGAGCACGACATCCGTGATGGCCGACAACTTGAGGCGCGTTTCAAAGAAGAGTTCTCCCTGATTCGCTTTCCAGTTGAGGTCACCATTGATCTGGGTGCCGTTGACGGCGACGGTGGTGGTGCCATCGTTGCCTGTGACCATTGAGAGTTCACCACTGACCCCTGCGGTTGCAGCAGTAACCGGGTCGGCTGCTTGCGCGTCGGACCCACTAAACACTGCCCACACATCCGTGCGGAGGGTGTCACCGAGGAAATCGTCGAACTGCTCAACGTAACTGGCCTTGTAGCGGGTCGCAAGCGCGACGAGGTCACCGGGTTTGTCTTCGTGAATATGACCAACTGCCGTATTCACTCCCGCATTTCCATCCCACTCGAAACCAGCCGTAAACGGACCCCAGGTGGCGCGTGCATCTGATGGAGCCGTTTTCGATGTATCAATTTTCCGAATCTTATTCATAACAATACTCCAGACACCACCTCGTCATCACAGAGGCTAGATACGATGACTCTGGTGGGCCTAGAAAAAAGAAGAGATTCTAGCATCCCTTATTATACTACTGGTTGATCCCGCGAAGCACGCCCAGACCGTTTCGCGCTACCGTGGCGATGTCACCATAATGGAACATGGTGGCTTCATACGCATCGGTATTCGCAACACGACTGAGGACGGCACCGTCATCATCCATCCAGTCGAAGTCACTCATACGGCAAATCCGTAGAGCCTCCGGCACGATGAAATACAAACGGTTGTTCCAGCATTCCACATCAGCGACGATAGGAATCCCAGAGAACTCCACGCCTTCGTAGCCACCATCTAGCTGCATCACGTTCACGGCACGACGTTCATTCGCGCAGAGTTCGTAATATTTATCAACCATGAAGTGGTTGGCAAGGATGAACTTGATGTCTTCCTTGTCAAAGGAGGAGTTCTGAGCAATCCGCGAACACACCCGCTGGAGGAGCGGGAATCGCAGATCCTGGTAGGTGGAGCCGATGTCAGCCCCTACCACCTGTGACTGCCACCATGGGTTCCCTGCAACAGCGATGCTGTGGAGGTTGCCCAATGGCGGATTGGCATTGTTGACAATACCAGCGAGACCAGTCATCTGGTTCCCAAGGGTGTCTTCCAACACGAAGTAGTCACCATCAGCAGCCGACCCACTCAAACTTGCGCCGAGTGTTGCGGCATAATTGGTGGCGGCTTCTGCGCCAAGCGTGACCGTCACACTGTTATTGAGGATGGTCGAGTCATCACTCGCATCAATCAAGTCACAGGTGGTGGCTTTCGGTTGGAGGTAAACAGACGCATTCCCCTGATTATCGTCTACGGTAATAGACGTACCAGAACCCGTGGAGTAATACGCGAGTGCGTCACGCCCGTCGCCATGGGCCTGACGGTTCGCAGACTTCTTGGTGTCGCGGACTGCGCCCGTGACTTCCGACCGGACGGCACGAATAAACGCACCGGCATCGGATTTGGTCGCCCGAATGACCTGACCAGAAATCTGAATGGACGTATAGATATACTTCGCAGCGACGACCGCAGCGTTGTAGCCCTGCGAATCTTTTGCCGGAAGTGTGCCTTCTTCAGCACGACCCGCACCAGCCTGTGTATGCCGACTTACATGCAACGGCACCGTGAAGTTCTTACCTTCAACATTGAACTTCTCGTGTCGTTCCAAACGGTTCCACAGAATGGTCGAGTTATTTAACAAACGACGGAGCGGTGGAAGGTAGAACACCTTCAGCACGTTACTCGCCGTTGTTAGGTTCATGTTAGCCATGATGACCCTTTTCTGAGGTTACGAACCAGTTAGCTGCCCCGGATTTGTGACGCCAGCCATGCCTCGGCATCTTTGTCGAGGTCTGACCAGTCAATCTTCTTACCCTTCCCGTATGATTTCGCTTGGGGTAAGACTGGGGTACCACCCGCTGGTTCTATGGTTTGATTGGTGACCTTGGTGGCATTGACTGCGTCCACCTTGGCCTGTTCTTTGTAATGCGACTCCAAATCACCGGCTAGTTTCGCACCAGCTTCCTTCATCGCGTTGACCATTTCATCGAGCGTTTGCGGGTTCGCTTCAGCAGCCATTTGTCGGATTGTCACTTCTGCGTTTGGCAATTTTGTCAACACAGGATGACTTTCAGACATCGCTTTGTAGGTGGAGTTCGACGTATCTTCCAGTTTCTGATACTGTCGTGCTGCCTCTTCACGCGATGTCGACTCTTGGATGCGCTGATTGACCCGCTGATCGAGTTCGTTCAACTTGGCATTCACCGACTGCTCGACGGCACCAAACGTGGCGACTTCGTCGGGAGATGGTGGCTGTTGATTCTGTGGCTGTCCACCCATACGGGCTTGGGCCAACCCAATCAGTTGTGCGGGGTCATCAAGGAGCTTCACGAACGCTTGTTCACGTGCCTGAAGCTGTGATGCCGATTGCTCTAATTCACGGTTACGCGATGCAAGTGCTTGCGTCTTCTGGGTGTAGTCTTGTTGTCGCTGGATGCCATCACGCACATCCTTCCACGGTGCCTGTTTGACTTCACCATTCACGCGGTATTCCACGAGTTGGTCGTCATTCAGCGATGCCGGTTCAGATTGTGGTGCTGACGAGTCGGTTTCCGGTGCAGTCTCTGCACTGGGTTCCTGTGGCGTATCCAATTCTTGGATTTGCGCCTCAGTGGGGGTGGGTAATTCTTCTGCCATGTTATCGAACACTCCTATTGGGTGGTGTGTGGGTCCACATTACGCGGGACCCGGTGGTGGTGGTGGTCCTTGTCCTTGTGGTCCCGGTGGCGGAGGGGGTTCCGCTGGCGGAATCATGCCGGACTCAATCAAATGAAATAGCCGATATTCCTGTGCCAATTCAAATGCGCCTACAGGGTTCAGGAATTTCATATGAAGAATAATATGTGTGATGAGGGCAATACGCACCTCATCGGTAAGTTGTTGGGCTGCGGGACCCTTGAGTTCTTCGGTGTGGGTCTCATAGTGTACGAGATGATTCTCGTAGAATTGTGGGATCGCAATCTGGCGACCCTCAAGAATTTCATTATTTTCGTGCTGTGCCATCTCTTGATCGAGGGCGGCACGCTCCATCGCTTCTTCCATCCCGTTCATATCAAGGGAGGTCAGGGTGCGACGTTTGACCTCTGGGTCCATCGGGTCACCGAGGAGTCCTCGGTCGTATAAGTTGAGCGTCTGCTCAATCTTCGTGGACTTGAGACCGGCCATCGCACTCCCGACCTGCACACGAATCGAGGCGTGCTCATCAACCTGAGCATTGGAGAACTGATACATCTCAGGAATGGAGTTCGGCCCCGCGAAACTGAGTAAGCGTTCCACGGTATATCCGACTTTCATCATTCGACGAAATTTGAGGGCGGCATCCTGAATGGCGAGTTCATAGCCTCGTCCATCAGGCGCATGAACATTATCGGAGGCTTCTTGGAGGAGATTGGTTTGGAATCCACTCTTCGCCTGTCCGGTTTTGCCCTCAAATGATGGGAATATCTGCGAGACATCGTCGAACTCCCCTTTCAGGAGGTCGGCCATGCGCCATGCGTCGGCTGCGATATTTCCTGGGGTGACGGGGTGTGGCTCCGGCATCCCTGGGATGTAGTTCCATTCGACGACTTCCCCTGCGGCATTCACGAGGGCTTCGTCGGGAATCTGTGCTTGTTTGGGCACCATCCACTTCGGATGGATATTCATATCGACCTGTTCCTGAAGATGGGAACGGAGGTCATTGTAGGCCCGTTGAATTGGAATGAGTTGCTCCACAAACGTCGAGGTCCAGAACTGTCCGACATCCAACACGTCGGTAAATTCGATGACGGGGTAGGGATTCGGCATATCGTGGAAGCTATACGGGAGTTCTTCTTGGTATTTAACGACAATCTCTCCCGCAACGACCACATACCGTCCCTTGGGATATTTCCCCGTGGGACGCATGAAATGTTCCTTGACGAGCACCTTATCGGGGTCACCACTTGACCCCTGACCTGCTGATACCGCGAGTGCGGAGATTCCGCCGAGCGGTCGACTGCTCAGGGACGCAATTTGACGTTCAAATTCAAAAAATTGTGTTTGTGCGGAGTCACCCTTGATCTCGTCTGCATGTTCTGGGTAGCGTGCCTTGACATCCTCAAGGTCGCGTACCTTGGCACGCATAATTTCCGGTTGGTCGGCAAGGCGTGACGTGCGATTATCGCTGACTAGGACCTCAAAGGCGTTGCCTACTTCGACTTCGATGTCTCCGAGTTGTGCGTCTTCGACAGAAAATCCCGCAGGATTTGACTCATCATCCAAACGCACAGGGACCATCTTAGCGTTATCCCAATGAAACCACCAAAAGGACTTTCCGCATTTTGCTGCCCAGAGGAGGGCGTCGACGTATTTGGTTTCAAGGTTGCCTTTCTCCCAGAGATACTCTAGTGAGCGTTGGGTGGCTTTCGCATCCAGCCGGTCTTTGCGTTCGTTGGTGAACGGGACAATTAAAGGTCGTGGGCGCGACTTGGCAAACTTGGCAAAGCGTGTCTTGACTTTTGCTCCGGCACGATTGATCGAAGCGCGGTGCTTGTTGATTGGCTCTTCCAGTTCATCGACAGATCGCACCCGTCGCCACAGGGGTTCGTTCTCGTCGGTCTGCTGCCCACGAATGAATGCTGAGTTAATGAACCATTGGAGTTCATGCGGACGACGGTCTGCACGCCACTCCTCAAACTTGCGGTTCACCTCACTCGCAATTTTGGTGAGGTCGGGACCTGTATTGACTTCAATTTCGACCTCTGTGGTCGAACTTTCTGGTGTGTCTTCAGCCATTACATATTCTCAAGGACCCACTGAGCCTGTTCTGTCTCAGTGCCTTCCAAGGGAAATCCCTTTCCTTCCAAGAATTGTCGGTTTTCTTTTTTGATGTCCCGTGTGTAGCGTTGAGGTTCTTCGGGCGTTTGGAACATTTGGAGGTAGGACCCAAGAACCTTGCCCTGAGATTCGCACACTTTGGCGACCTCATTGGTGGCATTCATGACGGAGTGTTGGGTCTTGCCCTGCTGCTCAATCACGATATTCAAAAGCGCGAACAACCGCTCATCTCTGCGGGTGTTCTGTCGATTTGTATCCCAAAGAGCGACCCCAACAATGACGATGGTTAGCCCTAAGACGAAGTATTCAAGCATTCTTATTGATGCGGGAGGACCACACCCGGTGCCTCTAACCGAAGCACGCGCCACTCAATAATGTTGAGGGATGCGTTCATCTCAAAGAGGGTATAGAGAATAAAACCGAGTAATGCGACAATAATTCCGTCGACGACCTCACGCTTCATTACTTTCTACGACGATTCCGAGATTTCGAGGTTACACGAAGGTTTTTTCGGGAGTTATTGCGTGGATTGCCGTCCTTGTGGTCGACATCCTTGCCATCACCCTTTTTGACCAGTCCGAGCTTTTTGGCGGTCGCTCGTGCTGAATTTCGTGATGCTCGATTCTTCTTTTGTGTGCTCGACCCGTGATACGTATCGTATTCACGGCGGTAGTTTCGTTTACTCTTCGGCACGTTGTTTAATGATGATACGAAGGGCATCCTGACGCTTATGCGAGTCAGGTGAACACTGGTTCATCTCTGCCGGAGTCACACGCACCTTTGTAGGTTTGGGTACAATCGTATTTGCCATTTCGACCATTATACCATATTAAGTGGTTTGTGTCAAGGGGGTAGCTTATTTAGTGCCTTGGGGCTGACCGCCACTGACGGTTCCGGCTCCCATGGAGGATGAGTTGGGTTTGTTGGTGTTGGGTTTTGAGGACATTATCTTCTCCTTTGCCGATTTCGGCGTTTCCGAATGATTTGCTTCATGCACTTATCGTGCGTACTTAATTCTTGGACATAAGCAGACGAGTCTTTGGGCACGACGGGCACAAGCCCAATAACTTTGTTGGCGCACAACACCACAACTGTGGCGAGGTCGTCATGGTTCCCGACTCGCGCACCGATGCGGATATTACCGCCCGATCCAACGTGTTTCTCGATACCAAGGAGTTCTTGTCGTTGTTCTTTATTGCTAAGGAGCCGGACGCGGTCTGTGCGAAGGAGCGTTTGGAATGACCCATAAATCTTCGCCTTACTGTTTGCAGTGAAGTCCTGACCCTGAATGACAAAACCTCGGTCGAGGGCAAGTTCCTTCAATGCCTCCAACTGATATTGGTCGGAGTAGACATTTACGACATGGTATTCCTTAATCTTCTGTGCGATCTCATCGAGAATGACGGCGGGATTCAGGATGACGCCCTTTTCGGGCTTCCAGCTTTGTACCCAGTCCTGCACGAATCCTCGTGTGGGTTCATAGTGTCCGATACAAAATGCGAATTTATCTTTTCTGAATGCGGGGTCAAGGGCAGCAACGTAAAAGGGTTTCGGGTCTTCGGGGTGATCGGGTCGTGGGAGGGCTTGTCTCCAGTGTGGCGCACCTTTCATGGCATCGTTTAGCAGGGTATCGGGGAACATTCCTGAAACGGCATCCACAAACTGTGCACGGACTTCTCTGATATAGGCGTCGGGGTCCTTGAGTTGTGTCTTATTAAACCAGCGTCGGTCGAGAATCGGGTTTTCTATCGCAGGGGTGGGAGCGTGAAAGACGACAGTTTGGCGAAAGCGTTCTTTATCTTCATCATCGTTGGGGAGTTTTGTGCCATTGGTTCCAGCGTTGTGTGCTGCCCAGAGTATACCCTCTTTACTCCACGGTGTCGAGGCTCCGAGTAATTTGTGGTCAGGAAATTGAATCTGCGCGTATTCGACCGCACGAATAACCTCGTAATCGGGGTTCGCAGCTTCTTCTTCCGAATACCAGAATCCGACCTCATCACAGGCAACAATCGGCACCGCGAATCCACGGAACGACCGACGTGTCGGCGGGGAGGGGGCGAGTACGTGACCATTTTTGAGGAGAATGCCGTCTGCGTTGGCTTTTTCGACCTCATTTTGGAGGATGGGCGATTCATCAAAGATTCCCATCACAAACTCATCAAGGATGGCTTGGGCTAATGGGAGTTTCTGAGCAACGATGAACGAGCGACACTTCTGACGCTTGGCGACGTAGCGCATGTGTCCACCCATCGAAGTCTCGTAGGCGAGCACGAACGAGAGAAACTTGTCGGTTTTTCCACTCCGGCGACCGAGGATGGCCCACGCCGCGTGGAACTCGTGTTGCTTGTAGGGCACCTCATCCACGGGAGTGATGGGAAAGCCCAGGTCGTCAAATTTGGCTCCTCCTTGCAGGACGCTCCAATGGTAGCGTTCCTCCTCGGTGTCGAGTGACAGGCCATAGAGCGCCTTCAGCATGACCTGTTGTGGCCCACTGAGCGACACCCATGTCCGTTTCAGGAGGAGGGGTTCATGAATGGCTTCCTCAAAGGGAATCCGTTCGGCAATCATCCGAGATGGATCTTATTGTTCAGTGCCATCTGTTGGACGGTTTGCCTGAGCGAGAATGTCGCTTGTCGTTCGGAGTCCATGATCTCGCTCTTGATCTCCTGTTTTCCCAGTATCGTCGTCGCTTGATACTTCCCCGGTGACACTGTCGTCACTCGTGACGAGAAGTTGAGGTCCGGTGGGACGTTCTTGAACATAATCGTTCCTCTCTCTGATATATCCAGTGAGAGACCGTTCGACCTCCCCTGGATTGAGGGGTGTTGGCCGATTTTGACCGAGGAGCGTATGGGTGCCCTTGAGAATCTTGAAGGCTTCTCCGACTCGCGGATTCTCGCTATTGAGTTCACGTTCCAGCTTTTTCTTGACCACATTCAGAGCCAGAGCCGTTACGTCTTTGAGTTGGTCGTTTAATTCGTCGAACATACCTTCTTCTTCAGCCGCTTTCATATAGCGGCTTACTGTATTGACACTGACCCCGAACTGCTCCGCGATTTTCGGGTTAGACTTCCCATGAAGCACCCGTTCGACGACCATGAGGGCCATACGCGCACGACGATGATCCGACCGTCGACGAGCCGAAGGCGTGCTCAGGCGGGAAGGAGGCTGGCTCGTCGAGGTCGAATCCATTCATATTAGGTGCAGACACCGCCTTCATCATATTGTGTCTGCCTTTGCCCGGTTTTCAGCCTTATGTCGGCGTGAGGTACGGGGCGATTAGAACTCACTATACCATATATTGTGGTTCTTGTCAAGTTTTGACAGGGTAAAATCGTGGGGAGGGCATTTCGTGTCAAAAACCTGCAAGTTATTGAAAGGAAAGGAGTTATAAAAGGGGTGAAAATGTGGTGAGGTCGAAAAGTCGATGTCAAAATTTTCCACAAGATATAGTAGTACAATGGGCGTTTAACCACTACAGGTGGTAGAGGTGACGAGTCTTTGACATTTTGTGTCAAAAGAGGGCCATTTTGGTGTCAGGGATT